CTTAATCGAGATCTGAGATAATCCCAAGGAAACGCTGTAGGATATTGCGTAAGCTCGTCAAAACCCACGTACGAAAAGCTCTGACCTTGGTAACGAAGTACGTCTTTATCCTGTTCCAGATACGTAAGCCAAATTCTCGCACCCGAAGGAAAAGTCCATTGACTCTTTCTTTCAGACCATTTGGCCCCAGGATGCAGTTTCGGATACAATTCCGTAGATTTGTGAATAAGTTCCCTAAGTTCGTCATTTGTTCTCCTAAGTATCAATGCGCTATGATCAGAATATTTACAATACCTCAACGGGTCTATTAGTAGCGCAAAGCTCTTACCTCCTCCAGCAGCACCACCATACAATACTTCTCGCTCTGGTGCGTTTATAAAATCCTGTTGTGGCCCCTCGTTTAACGTAACATAACTAGAGTTAGTTTGTTCTTTTTGTTCTTCGCTAGGCGAGGAGTTTGTCTGCCCACTCTGTTTCGATTCTATCTCCTCTTTGTTCAACTGAAGCGTAGAGGATTTTTTCTTGGATGCTCTTTTCCTTTTCTGCGTACTCTTTCGCTTTGGAGGCATAATGTCTGTACGATTGGACTGCATTCTGTCTATCTCTTTCTTTGTTTATTAGTTTGTGTAGTGCCTGATGCGTTATTGCCCTCCCTGTTTTAGCAGATAACCACCTAGCAACCTCCCTGTAACTACAGGTCTTCAAATATTCTTTGGCCTCAAGTAGCGCATCTAACTGCTCTTGTATAGGCAATAGTATAGTATTGTCGTTTTCATCGGCCTCATACCCAAATGGTATCTGTCGGCTCTTTCTTACAACTGGCCTCCAAGTATTTTTAGTGGGTGTTTCTTCCATCTTCCTCATCTTCTTCGTACTTAGGTTCTGCCTTTGGTGGGAACATTATCATACTTTGTGGCTCTGCCTGTACAGATATACGCTCCGTTTTAACTATGCCTGTTCTATCTAGGATTTCACGGGCTGCTGATATTCTATCTCGATTACCTAGAGCGGTAGGGTCAGTCAATACGCCCGTCATCGCCATCGCTGCCATCGGCCCATTCGACGCTAGATACATTTGCGTCCTGTCTATTATTTCGTTCTGTAGTGTTTGTATTACAGTGCTAGTCTTTGTGTTTTCGCTATACCCTGCAATCTTCATAGCAGTCCGTATGTTGCCATTGGCATCGTCAAATAAACAGTCTAAGAATATCTTCTGTCTATCTGTTAGTTCTTTTGCCATTAGATTTTCTAGCTTTCTTTTGTTTGTAGTCTTGCATTATTCGAGCAATACGTTGTCTTTGCGCTCTAGTTATATTACCACCACCCATCATACCAAGTGGCTTCTTAAATTTAGTGGTTGCACCTGATCTCGCGGTCATGCCCCCCATACGCAAGTCAGGCCTACCTGCTGGATACGCAATGTGACCCTCTGACTTTAGCCCTTGATCAAAGTCTGGATCGTCATCTGGTATATCTTCAAATCGCATATTACGGCCTAACAATTTACTTACGAGTTGCTCCACTATGTTTTTATCTTCTGGGGCAGATTTTATACTACGTTCTAACCTATCTCTATCAGGTGAAAAATCAGGGGAGACATATTTATCTCCCTCTAATAAAATAGATTGGGTATCAAGCACACCTTCCATACCTGCGTCTGTTTCTCTCTGACCAAAATTACGTATCTCTTTTTTTATTGCTTGATTTCTTTTTCGTCCAGCTTCTTTTTCTTCAGGAGACATTTTATTTACGTTTTGTCGAACTGTATCAAGTCTCTGTTTACTAGTTAAAGGAGACGGCATCCCTTCTCCTAATATTTTTTTCTCATTCAAAAATGGGGTGGGCTTTTTATTTTTTTGCTTAGAAGATGTTAAAGGTATATTTCTACCTGCATCTAATTCTGAACCTCTACCTCTTCCACGCAAATCAAATCTGGATGTTCCTTCATCTTCTGTAGAATACCTTTGCGTTATACCCCTATAGTCTCTGTAATCTATGCCCATTAAATTTTTAAATTCTTTTAGTAGTTGATCTTTACTTTTTTTAATTCCAAAAGGCACTCTTCGTAGACCAGATACCTCATAGCGTTCAAGTTGTTCTATTATTTTTGCTATCTCAGCTTCTCTATTTTTTCTCTGTTGTTTGAGGCCCAATTGCCTAATTTTATTGCGACCAACTTCTCTAGCCCTATCGCCCTTATTTCCCTGTGTTGTCATATCGCACTCATCTTTCTCTGTAATGTACAAAAATAAGAGGCAGGGTTGATTTTGTTTCGTATAAAGAATAGTTAGTTCCCAAAATGAACTACACCCTTTATGCCTACCAAATTAAGGACTACGAACAACCCTGCCTCTAACGCGCGTACCCTACCGTCTGTCCAAACCTAGACCACAACAAACCTCGCAAGAATAAGAATAGCTAGGTTGGCTGGTCTTCTCCCTCTTTATATTTAAGTATGCCCTTACTATCGGTGTAACCCTCTTCACGCAACAGCTTACATACCTCGCCCAACTTCAATCGCCTACAAGGGAACTTTTCCCGAAGCGCAACCCAAGTATAGTACTCTGTATGTGATGGTAGAGTTAGGGGATCGACTAAGAACCCCTGTTCCATTACGCGATAGAACCTCTCCAGCAGAAACTTACCTGAGTCTGAATATAGTTGTATGGATTTGGTTTTGTTTGTCAAGTTATTTTTTCTCATCGGACTACCTTTTTTACTTGACGAACCTCCTTTTGTATGGTATAACATTCGTTATCGAATGGGGAGGGGTAAATATATACACTAACTCGCAAGTATTAGTTATTATATTTAATATTCCGCGATATGTCAACGTTTTGTGTACGAGCCGTGTGTGTGTCTGGTAGTATGCGACAAAGTGGTTGACACTTCATTTTCCCTATCCGTTGCACACTTCATATATACCATACGTAGGTGGGGTGGTGGTCCATGCCCCCTACATCTTAAATAAAAAATACCATTAGCCCCCCCACCTAATCAGTACCAATTTAGTATGAATTGCCGCATATCAATTCTTATTTAACTTTTATCCGTAATTCTTAATTTGTAATTAATGTTAGCCAAAGCGATTATAGGACAACCCTAGTTTATAGGCTCATATATACCCCCTACCATAACGGGTATAGTGCCGCTTTTCTGGCGCGGTAGCTTTTTGGGGTTGTTTAAAAACATATAATAGGCTATAACCTAATCATCTTTTAACTTAAATGGAGATACAAATATGTCAGTAGATTACAAAACCGATATCCAATCGGAGAATGAATATCTTAACAATCTTGAAATATCCGTTGATACAATGCACAGAAACGGGGTTGACTATAGAACTCAATTACTAGATGCACTCGATACAATATCGGCAATGGAATTAGAGATAAGTAATCTTAAACAGCGTTTAATTTATGTTAACAAGAAATACATTACAAAGACGGGTTTATGATTCAGATGCTTGAATTAATCCATAACCTAATTCTCGATAACCACGTAATACTGGGCATCGCGTTTACTAGTGCCGTTGTAATGATTATTACGGGCGCTATTCTTTCATCAATAATTAAATAGGGAATACAAAACTATGAATAACGTTTATAAACTAGGAAATACTTTCAACTTTGGTGTATCAACCGCGCTGGATGGCGTAGATCGTAATCCGCAAAATTACCTCGAAGTTTTTACAACCCCAACAATGGTAGACGGCCAAGTGTATGTAAGAGATAAGCATAACCCCGATCATCATATGGCCATAATTGGAATAGGTAATAAGATCACCCAACACGCTCAATACTTTACTCAAGTAAGAGATAAGATAGACAACACACTATCATTGGGTAAGCCCGATATTAAATCTTACACGAGTCGTGGCGGTTTATGGCATATGGAGGAATACACGTTTAATGAAGTATCGGACGTAGTACACTCTTTATATGGCGGTAAAACTGAATTGAAATTACAGTTGTTAGCGTTGCGCTCTGTTGATGGCAAAACGGCCAACACTTTAATTACATCCGTTATGTCTGGATGGTGTTTTAATAAACAGTTGTTCGGTGTATCGGATGATAGCCAAAAGTTTAAAGCTAAGAATACCAAAAACTTTAATCTGCCTTTATTTGTAGATGGTGGCTTTAACGCTTCAATTGTGTTTGGTAAATTTGTGAAAGAGCAACAGCGCCTAGCATTGCTCAAAATGAGCGAGACAACCCGTAAACAAGTTATTGAAGCCATGATTCCCGAATCACGAATCAACGGGCGTATGATTGCGTTGGCGAATGATAACGCCGAATACTGGGGCGATAGTGCCTATAGCGTGGTAAACGCTCTTACAAACTATGCCTCGTATGCGGATGATAGAAACGGTTTCACGTTGAATAAAACTAAAGACGGTTTAGACAATAGCGCAGAGCGTTTATACGATAGGCGTTTTAAAGTTGAACAATGGCTTAACTCTAAAGCTTGGCAAGATGCCATAGCAGTAGCCGCTTAAAACTTAATTAATAAATATTAACCCCCCTTGCTGTTATGGCTTGGGGGGTTTTTTATTGCCTACTATATAGGCGCGTTTTGTATCGCTTCCCATTGCTTTTCAATAGCGTCTAATTTGTCGCGTCTATTATTGCTATCTTTTACTTTAGTTTTAATCGTTCGCCCGTTCTTTTTTTCCGCTTCAATAATAACGTTTATACCGCTATCCAATTTATAACACGCCATGCATTCAACGCAGATTTGTCCCGTGCAATTTTGCTCTTTCTCTTTGTGGTCGTATTCCACATTATTAAACACCTTATGAAAATGTTTAGGTGGCTCATACATAACTTTATTTATAATAGCGTTGGAAAATATTAAAATAATATTTGATGGCGTTTCTCGCGTCTTATTTACGCTGTTAACTATGTCTTTTCTTTTAGTCCATATAGCGAACGTAGTATGCGGGTTTTTATCCGCTAATCTATACAAGTTAATTAAATGTATATCGTTTATTAGTTCGCCGTGGGCGTCTATTCGGATATAGGCGTCTATAATAAACGGTAAACGTCGATATTGAATAATTGAATTAGAAAGTAGTTCGCTATTGTGTTGCAAACAATCCTGCATATTTTTTCGATAGGTTTCTAACATACCAAACGAATAGCATTTTTTACAAATTACATTATCGTTTTTTGAATTATTCATTTTAATACAAAACGGATTAGTAATTGTATTAGTGCTAATAGCACGTAGGCCTTTTAACTTACCCGTCATATTGGAAAAATGGATTTCGTTTTTATCTCTTGCTGGCATTTTGTATCGCTCCGATAGATTAAAAAAAATTATTATCGCATATTATTTTTTATATGTATACCCCCGTAAAAAAAAAAATTAACTCGCTTTAATAATTAACCTCAACCGATTAGTGAACGGAGTGTAACAAAAAAAAATAAGTCTGTCAACTAAAAAAAAATAAAAAAAAAAATTACTTGACAGTTTAATTCAGTTGTGTTAAGGTAGTTGATCTTTAACTTTTATCTAGGAGATACAAACAAATGGATAAAGTATTAAGTGAAATTAAACTTCCACCTTACATTTTAAATGTGAGAAACCACGGACAAAAAAACATCGACAGGCAACTTGGAAGTCTCATTGGTAAAACTGTATGTGTTTCATACACAACGGTTACTAATGATAATGGTGAGATGGCACTTGGTTCAAGGCAACATTTTGAACCTCAAATTTCTGTTCAAGCAACTCTTGAAGGCAATGAGGAGACAGGAAAGTATCGCGTCTTGATAAATGATAGCACCTACTGTTATTTTTATAATGATAGTGTATGGTCTATGGGGCAAGATGTAGATAAACGCCCAGTCATTTATTTTAAATAAGCAACTTGACAAAGAATGAACGATAGGATAAAAGCTATTAATCCTGTGGCGAGGGCGGTTGCATATAATCGCCCCCGTCAACAGATAGTCAAACCCAAAAAGGGTAAAGGTTCATACAACAGAAAACAAATTAATAACAACAACAACAACACAAAAGGGAAAAACAAATATGACTTCTTTATTTAACACTGACTATGCTGAAATCAAAGTTACTCAAACCATGTTAGACAAGCACATAATAGACGCTAACAAAAGCGTAATTAAATTGTTTGGCGATACATACGACAACTTAGAAAATGGTGACGGTGTAAAGTTTGACGGTGAATACTTTTACGATAGCACGATTAGTGTCATACGATGCTACAAGGCCAAGACAAGGGGCGATAAACGGATTAGTATATCTGGCCTCAACAAACACACTAAAGCTGGTGATGTAGTGGGCATCTTTAAAAGATTAAGTGAAGAGCAATATCACAACAGGCCAGATTGGTCTATCGTCAAACTGTCTGCTTGGGATGAAGATGAGATGGAAGATCTCAAGTGCGCTTTAGTACACGATGGCCTAGTGAAATCAGATGAGCCTGACTAGACGGCAAATACAACAGCAGTTAGAGCAAAACTCTATACTGGAATTCATTTGGAACTCTGCCAAGGCTAACCCTAAATGGTCAATGCGAACTGCTAAAGTACTAGCTGATATGCACGGGCTAGATCCAAAACAGGTGTATAGTCTTGGTCGAGAGGCCAAATATAAATCTAGTTATAAAGCTAGAGATTGGGATATACTTCAAGCAAAAGTTAGGCAGTGATTATGGTAATTCAAATTAAACGAAGTGAAAAGAACGCCCACATATTAATTAAGTTAGAGGGCGAGGCAGATAAGTTAAACGACAAGGGCGTTACGTATCGAGAGCAGTTACTTGACGCACTGGAGAGTAACTTAAATCTAAGGCGTGAGGTTCTCCGTCTGGTGCGAGATCAAGTCTCCCCATTAAAACCTATTGACAATCAATGTGGCTTGTGATATACTTAATCTAATTA